ACTGGGAGGTACTTTTTGAACCATTCACGATCTCTTTTCACATTCGTGACATCAAACTCCTCCGGTCTTGGCCAGTTTGTTTCCGCAGGTTTATACTGAATAAAGTCTGCTTCTTCCAGATCTAAAATCTCCATACATAATTGAAGCTGTGGCATGTAATGTTCAGGAACTTCACCAGGAATGATCGCCCTTTGTGGCGGGCATTTGATTTCTACTAGTTTCCCTGACTCACTCACACCATCAGGACTTCCACCGAGCCATGTGTGCACTGGATGGGGACAGAGACCAATCTCATGAACAACCTCTCCGTGACGCTCTTCGTAAATGATGCGAGCCTCATCTTCATACTTCTCACCATGTCGGGTGGCTGCGTTACCTGTGAATTTTTCACCTAGACCACATTTCTTGAGTAATAGACCATCTGGAGTCTCATATTTGTTCACACCGATAGCTGTAGCAGCATCAGAAGCTGTCAACATATTACCACGAAGGGCAAGCCATTCTTCAGACTTCTGTGCGGCATATTCTCTTTCAATTAGAGCTTTGACATTCGGATGCATATTAATTTAATTTAACCTGTAATTTTTAAGTTCCTCTATCACCTGAAAATACATCTGTGCGGCATTCTGCTCAGCCTGTTTCTTACTCTTCGCCACACCCCTCGAGCAGAAGGTGTTGTTGACATAGATATCGATATAGAAAAGACCTTCGTGGTGTGCCGCGACCCTGTAGTCTGGAAGTTGCCAATTATTGACTTGGCAATGGCGCATTAATTTGTCCTTGAAGTTGTCGTCAATCATGATAGAGTTCATGTCAACCATATCCGGATCTTGGTAAATCCGAAGAATAAACTCTTTCGCGTGAATGAGACCTATATCCATATACAGAGCCCCGATGAGGGCTTCAAAAACATCCTCCAAAATCTTGGGATTGTTATTCCATCCGTTACGCATCCCCTTCTCATCCATGATGACGAGTTCGTTGAGTCTCAACTTCAACGCAATCTTAGCTAATGTTTCACCACGAACGAGCTTTGTACGAGCTTTCGTGAGGAAACCTTCTTGCTTGCTTTCATGTCTATCAAACAGGAACTTAGTGATGACAAACCCGAGGACGGAGTCACCAATAAATTCGAGGGTCTCAAAAGATTCTGTGAATTGTTCATACTCTTTGAGAGCGGATTTATGTGTAAAAGCCTTTTGGTACAAATCAAGATTTTTGATCTTTGTACCAACAAGTTGTTCAGCCCTTTCTTTGGTGAGGAAAGTGACCATGATTTATTAGAGTATGTGTTATTTTTTTAAGCCTCCTTCTTGATGTAGTGAGGAGAGAGGTACTTCTGAAGGTTAAGGTAAGTCACCTGAACGTCCGCGGGAGGCGCCAGGAGGTCGCGAAGCTTGTCGTCGAGGATAATCTGACGACCGTTCTCGGGGTGCTTGAGACCCTTATCGGTGATGTACTTGTTAATGAACTTGGTCACCTCGGAACGGGAGATGAGCTCACCAGCGGGAAGTCCGAGAAACTCGCGCAACTTAGGCGTCACATCCTGCTTGCGGTTGAAGCCGTTGTTGGCGGCACGAGCCTTAGCCTTCTCACCATCGGGATCCTCCTGGGTGTTCTTCACCTTGCGGATGAGCTTAGTGAGGTTCTTGATGTCGTTGCGGAGCGCGGCGATTTCGGTCTGGATGGTTTCGAGAGACATTATATCTTTCTTACTTGCGTAACCTTTAAGTTCCTGAAGAAGTATATCGTCGCGATGGTAACAAACAGCCATATCATAAAGACAAATCTCTTATTGGCCAGGTTGACAAAATTGGGTTTCTCTATGAAGCGAAACGGATGTCTGGATCCGTCATCAGGACAACCACCCGCACAGCAGTCAGACGGACAGGGTAAAACGTGGAGACCCTTTCTCACTCCACACCATTGTTCCTTCTCACCTGTGTATGCGTAGCATCGGCATGGTTCGATGACGTCGCACACCATATTATTATGTCAAGATATATTAATGGACGATCAGATTTATTCGAAGGATGTCATTCAAAAATTCATGAATGAAAATTTATTTTTCAAGGATGAAAAATTGAAAAAATATTACGATCGAAACCTCCAGAGAGACTTTGGTAAGTTTCGCGCCCGTGTGAAAAGTGTGCACACTGACAAAGATTTTGAAAAAATCATATACGTCCTCGTGACGGATTCTATTCGTGACATCATTCTCGACACGATAGGTGAACTCACACAGTTTTTGAGTTCCTCGGGTGATCTCATCATCAGTGGCGGGGAGGCGTTCAATTTGTACGTAGACTTCAAGGATCGGATAGTCACCAGTGATATCGATGCCAAGTTCGTTCCGAGAATCCCGATGAATGACAAATATTTTGGGAAGCTCCAAGCTGTGAAACTTCTTTTGTGGAACAAGATGGGAGAATTGGCCAAGAAACTCGACACGCGGATCAGGAAGCGCGTAATGTCCGTGCAGAAGAAACACTCCAAATTGTTCAAATTTTTAGGAATTGGTTTCAAACAGAGTGGACCATACGTGACTCGAAGATACACCCTAATTAAGAAGAAGAAACTCGCGGAAAATAACAAGCCTAGCAAGGGTGACATCTTCATAGACGTAGAACTTTTCGCTCTCGACTTGAACCTTCGTCTTCTTTCCGCAAAGTCTGGAAAGATTGAAGATTTTAACCTAGGCGGAATCCTCGATATTCCCTTCATGCGCCCCAAGGAGTTTGGGTACGAAGTAGCACTGACCAAGAAGCGGGGTGTCACGTACAGAAACGTAAACACAGGAAAATTGATCAACGATAAACGTTTACTCATCGCGAGTAAAGAGTTTCTCATCGAAGATATTTACCTCATGCATAAGCTCAAACTCCGCCCAGATAAGAAGGAAAAAGATCGTCAGAGACTCGTTCGTCTCGCACAACTGTTTGATAAACGTGTTAAATCTTCCGATTCTATGGATGAAGTTTTCAAGCGTATAGTTCCAAAAATTAAGACTAAGACGAGAGTGGTGAATAAACCAGTTAACATCTCTATCGGTAAAGCCATGAAAGTCGATCCTCGCAAATACAAAAACTACACGACGAAACCTTCTGATGAGCGCCTATCGAAGCAGATCGTACACGGTCTCAAACCCGTCGTGAAAAACACAAAGGTTGACGGATACGTAAAATCTTCGGGGAACAAGCGGTTCAATACCAAAAACCTCAAGTGGAAAAACGTAAATACCACAGCGTACGTGAAAAACGAATTTCCCCTGCGTCCAGAAAATGCCAAGCCACTTCCTAAAAATATAAACACGTCCAAGACCCTCTATGGGTATAACCCCAGGAGAAACCAATGGGTACCCAAAACGTTACTCAATAAGGCGGCTGAGATACCATTTGTTGGGTTAAAGAAATGAAACCAAATACATACATAAAATGATCTACAACACCCCTATTAAAGGTGAAGATGGTCTCTACTTTGTCAAGGCTCTCGGTGATGATAAGCGTAAGCACCTCGTCCAGCTCAATAAGGTGACGATCTCTGATACCTCAGGCGAGATTGTCATGGATCTTGGTTCGGACATGAACACCCAGAAGATTGATACCGTCGACACCGCGAACCTCGAAGCCGCCCTCGAGAACTGTGAGTCTTGGTTCGGTAAGCAGCTCTCGGAGGGTGTCATCAAGGGTGCCTACAAGTCGAACCTTGACGCTAGTGTACTCACATGTGACCGCCTTGATGTGACCAGGGTGTTCAACATGCAGCAGGAGCCCGTTGATTTTGAGACTGTCCAGCCCGAAAAGACCTGTGATGTGATTCTTGAATTTGCCGGGATCTGGTTTGCCAAGAAGGCGTTCGGCCCTACTTGGAATGTTGTCCAGGTCAGGGTCCATGATGACCCCATCATTGATACTTACCCAGAAGAATATGCCTTTGTCGACGAGGATGACCAATAAAAAAATTGTTATAGTAATATAAAAGATAATGAAGGGTCGTAACCAGAACATCCTCATGTTGGTCGCCGTCGCCGTGTTGATCTTCCTCCTTTTTTCCATGAACAACAAATCCGGGTACAGCATCGTTGAGCGTCAGTATGCGCCCTTCGGTAATGGTCCCGCCGCCGGCCCTGCTCCAGGACCCGCCGCGGCTCCTATGGATGCCGTGTGTGGTGGTATGAACAAGGGTACCGGCCTCGCCTCCTCCCTCCTCCCCCGCGAGGTTGCGTCCGCGGAGGACTTTGGTCAGTTTGTCCCAGAGGATATCCTCGCGGGTCAGAACTTCCTCGAGCCCCGCAAGCAGATCGGTTTCCCCGAGACCGTCGGTGGTGCGCTCCGCAACGCGAACCAGCAGATTCGCAAGGATCCCCCCAACCCCAAGGAGCCTTTCGTGTGGAACAACTCCACTATTGTTCCCGATCTCATGCAGCGTGGTCTTTGCGCTTAAAGATTTAGCGTATATAAATATAAATGACATCTGTTACACCTGATCTCTCCGAGAATGTATCTAAGCTGGTAGAGCTCACCAAACAACTCGCTGAAGCAAAATCTGATATTAAGATTCTTAATCAGGAAGAAAAGCGCCTGAAGGAAAATGTCAAGAAACACATGATAGATCAGGGTATCGATACGATTAACCTCAGGAAGGGTAAGATTAGTATTCGCAAATCTGTCAGGAAAGCTGGGATGAATAAGGATGCGATCAAAGAGGGTCTCATGACGTTTTTCGGTGGAGATGAAACGAAAGTTGAAGGCGCCCTTAATGCTATTAAAGACGGTCTTAAAACGAAAGAGTCGACTTCTCTGTCACTAACTGGTATAAAGGATAAGCCCGAGAAAGAAGATAAGTAATTAACGATGGTTTGGAGCCAATACGTATACGAAGCGAACACTGGCTTTGATGCCGATGCCAGCGATGATGATGACTTTAGTGATAACACTCCTCTGAATATCGAAGACTGGGAAGTCGAATACTCAGATGAACTCAAGATGATGTGGAACACCATCAGGACACTCTTGTATGATGCGGGGTTGGAACACTCAGGACAATTCTGTGATTTTGTTGAATTTTGTTACGACGAACATAATCCCTATCACGAGCGTATTGGTACGTCACATGACCATGTACTCAATGATATTTGGAGACATATCAGGCGTGTCGTGAACGATAATGGTCTCCATGAAGAGATGATGCGGGGTGCGACGTACTATCATTTCGTTGACTATGTAGAAAAATATCTGAGTGTATATTAAATGCTCCCCGATATCACGTCGCAGAAAGTCGCCATACCCGCCGCCCTTTTTCTCGCGCTCAGCCCCGGTGTGCTCGTCACTACCGCGGGCAAGAACGTCAAGTTTATGAACGGCAAGACCAACCAAATGGCCATCTTCTTTCACGCCCTCGTGTTCTTCCTAGTGTACAGCCTCGTTGCCAAGGCTATGGGTCTCGTCCTCACCAAGACCGATCTCATCGTGACCACGTCGCTCTTCCTCGCGCTCAGCCCCGGTCTTCTCCTGACCCTCCCCCCCGGTTCGGGTGGTGTGTTCCGCTCCGGTCAGACGAGCATCCCTGCGGCCCTAACCCACGCGATCGTCTTTGCGGTGATTTTCGCGCTTTTGCGTCGCCAATTTCCTCAATTCTATTAAGTAAGGAGATGAAGTATCTCGTACTCGGTCCGGCGTCTATGGGAATATATTCACTTATAGGAGCCTTGAAAGCTCGTGAATCCTCGCTCGCCGATGTACGAGAAATATCTGGTTCGTCGGCTGGTGCGATTCTTGCACTGTTTTTAGCAGTTGGGATGTCAGTCGATGAGATATTGGATGCGTCTTTATCATTAGATATACCCACCTTTGTTAAAATCCGTTTGGGATCCTTTTTTAACAAATTTGGATTTGTTGATATGGGTCCCATTCGAAAAAAGTTGGTGGAAATTTGTGGTGGAGACCCCACGTTTAATGAGTTGGAAACACGAATTTATATTTCCGCGTTTTGTTTGAACACGACAGAAACAGTTTATTTCTCAAAAGACACGCATCCAGATATGAAAGTGATAGATGCGGTGTGTATGAGCATGGCTGTTCCATTCATTTTTGCGTGTGGAAAGTATGAGGATAGAATGTACGTAGATGGTGGTACAAAAGAAGAGTTTCCACTTACACCATTTTTAGATAAGAAACCACATGAAGTGATGTGTGTTCGAATTAAAATGAATAAGATATACCGAGAAACGATTGATAATCCAAAGCAATTTGTTGATGTTATCGTCCGTTCAGCACTTTCAAATCGAGAAACATTTGATTACCCCATGGACATCGTAGAAGTCAACGTGGGTGATACAGATGTATTTAATTTTAGCATGGATTACGAAGAAAAGATACGACTATTTAATATGGGGTATTCGACGTAACACTTTTTTTATCAGTTTACTATATATGATCGAGGCGTGTGATCCAGACGCCAAAATAAATGACCTGCGCGTGCTCATAAAGATGAACACAGGCCAGGATGTTAAACTGACAAAAAAACAAATATGTCAAGTCTATGACGAAATAAAGGATGGTAAATTACCCTTACCTCCTTTGGTTTTGACATCGGATAAAACCTATCTCATCGACAAGAAGTCGCCATTGAAACCCAATGATTATGAGATTTTGTTTGACGCATCGTCTAAGCGCACAGACATTCAGCGTGTTGCCCGTAAGGTTGGTCTCAAACAGATGGTTCAAATGACCAAAAGCCAAATGATCGAATCTATAGGCAAGCGATTACGTTACATGAAGATTCACGAACCCGTGAAGATTGGTAAGAGGCGTGTGCCATCTGTAAAGACGATGAACAGGTTCAACAACACAGTAGTGAACACGAACGCGAACGCGAACAGGTTCAACAACACAGCAGTGAACGCGAACGTGAACGCGAACAGGTTCAACAACACAGCAGTGAAGACCGAGAACAGGTTCAACAACACAGCAGTGAAGACCGAGAACAGGTTCAACAACACAGCAGTGAACGCGAACAGGTTCAACAACACAGCAGTGAACGCGAACAGGTTCAACAACACAGCAGTGAAGACCGAGAACACGGCAGTGAAACCACGTGTATTCTTTCCTAAAGGTGGTTTATTCATGAAGGGTCAAAAACCAAAATTTCTCGACGGCCGGGTGAGCGCCGTTAAAAAACCTACGCGATCTATTTTTGCTGGATTATTTAGAAAAAAGTCCAACGTGCCCAAGGTACCCAAGGTACCCAACAACACCAAGGTGCCCAACGTGCCCAACGTGCCCAAGATACCCAACAACACCAAGGTGCCCAACGTGCCCAAGGTACCCAACAACACCAAGGTGCCCAACGTGCCCAAGGTACCCACAGAAATCAATCTCACCACGGCGACGAATATAATCAAGAAGATTGGTTTGAAGAGAGAGAAACCGTTCATTGATAAATTGAAAGTGGGTGGAAAACGTCGAAACGTGATCGATGAAGCTACCGAATATAAGAAACTTGAAGATGACTTTATGGTCAAGATTGGCAAAATATCCCTTTCAAATACGGATCGAAATGCTATCATTCGTCGCATGAATACCGACGACCTGAATCAACTGGAAGCCGAAGCACAGTTAAAGTCTGAAGTCACCAAAACGAACGAACAGAAAATGGACATCATCCTCGCGACATTACCGTTTATTAACAATGCGAGTAAGCTTTCTTTCAAATCGAGATCTAAGGCTGTCGGTGTGAACATTAATTCACTCATAGATGAGGCTAAAAAGAATAACGAAACGAAACGTGATGCGTATGTTACCAGTCAAAAACGAAAGTTTGCTAACATGATTGTAAATGTCAAACTTTCTAATGAAGACAAAAAGAGTCTTGAAAATATCATCGATAATAAGACAAACTTAAACTCGCTCAAAAATCGCGCCAACAAATTGGTCAACCAACGAATGAAGGAAAAAACTGCGATCGTTAAACAAAATCTCCTCTCTTTCCTCACACCCTTGAAGATTAATCAAACAAACAAAAATGGTTTCATAACACGTTTCAATAGGGGTGAGAGTGTTAACACTATCAAGCGAGCTGCGAAAGCTCGTGAAGAGGAGGTCGCGCGCGGTGAAGGTGAAAACGTGAGAACGCGTCTCAATCAAAATCTGAACGCACTCAATCTGAACGCCCAAGATAAAGCTACGATCATGCGTAAATTCAACAACGGAAACAAAAACGTTTCGAAACTCGTCGAGGAAGCCAAGAAACTCAAAAATCAGCGAAACACTGGGAAGTTGGCTACCGAGAAGGAACGATTGACTACCCTGGCTAAACAATTGGGTGTGAACATCGACGTCTCGAAACTCACTAATCTCGGTGGTGTGGCGAATTTCGAAAAGCGGATCAGGAATGCGGGTGCCGAAAAGGTTAAGGGAACATTCACCGAGAAGGTACAGGCTCTTTCGAGGATTGCATCGAACATGAACTTGACTAGCAACATACAATCCAACATTCTCAAACTCAAAAATGATTCTGAAATCAACGCCATGAAAGTTCGCATCATCGGTGCCGGTAAAAGTAAATTGTCCAACCGTGCAAAATCTTTGAATGTCAATTTTTCTAAAAATATCGAAAAGATCAACGATGTCACTAAGCTCACCCCCCTCAGGACCAAAATAAATACTGCCGGATCTGCCAAAAAGGGTGCTAAAAAACAAAAAGAGTTGGAACAACTCACTATGCGTAGGAATGAGACGAAACAATACATTAACGGTACGACTTTACCACAAAACAAGAAGAACGCGTTCATTCGTCAAGTGAATTTAAACGCGACAAACCTCATCGAACTTCGGAAGGAAGTTAATGCCGAAATACAGAAAATCAAAAACACGAAACGGTCTAAAAACCTCGATGAATTGAAGCAGTATTTACAACCCCTGAATATCGATAAATCTAAATTCATCAAACGTTTCGAGAATACTACAATTTCCCTGGAAAACATTAAGAAGGTCATCAACGATGAAATGGCCACTAAGGGTAACCTCGAGAGTAAGAAACGCACGCTCGCGGACAAGATCAGTACGGCGAAAGGGTATGGGGTCGCGTTCAATTTCAATACGAACGTGAACGCCCTCGATTCCGTCGATAAGATTGATAAGTTGAGTGGTGATGTGGATACTGTCGTGAACGATGTGATCAACAAGGGAAGAAACAAACTTTCGGATACGATCATCGATGCCAAATTGAAGAATGATTTCATGAACAAAGTGACTGCGATTAAAACACTAAAGAATCTCAATTCTGTTCAGAAACAGGTTACGAATCGGGTTGCTAACAATGCTAAGACAAAGAAGAATGAAATTACCAAATACATGAAACAACTTGGTCTCAATAATCAAGACGTACAAACGGTCGTTGGTAGAAATCTCAATATCAACAGTAGTCGAAAAATGGCGAATGATATGCTTGATAAGAAAAAGCGACTTGAGCTCACACAGATCCTCAATAGCAAAAAAGTTCCCGTGACGAACCGAAAACAGTTTTATAACAAAATTACAAAAAATTCAAATGTACGTGCCATCGAAAGAGACATCAACGCGTTCATGAGAAAAGGTTCAAGAAACAAGGAAGAAAATGTGGATAAGGTTCTCAACACGTACAACCTGAAACCCGAAGATCGCAAGGCTATACGGGAAGATTGGGATTATTTCACGAACATGACCATCGTTGACGTGAAAAACAAAGCCTCGAACCTGTCTTCTCAATTCAAACAGGAAAAGGAGAGTGCCCTTCGTCGTCACCTCCAAGATGATCTCAAACTTTCGGCGAATGACATTAACGCGATCATGACAAACTTCAACGCGAATCCCCGTAACATGAATGTTCTGCACGCGAAGGCTAAGAACCTGAAAGAGGTTTCATCGGAGAAGACTCGTCTGGCTGAACGTATCCGCAAAGCTCGCGAAGAAAACGCTCTGAACCTAAAGTTCAAGGTTGACGTGAAAACGATGAACGATGTCAGGAAACTCAACGCCCAGATTAATCAGGCGTATGTCGGTAAAGGTAAGAAGAACCTTTCCAGACGTGCGCTCAACAAGAATATCAACATATCCAGAGAACTCAACGCAGCCAAATCTATGAATGACATACAAAAATTGAAAAACAAACTCAACGGTATTCTCAAAGGAAAGAAGAACCAAGATCTCAGGAAGATTGAGGAAGTCACCAGAAATCTTAACCAAGAAAATAGAAACAGGTTTTTACAAAAGTTTAAAAATCAAAATATCGAACTGAATACTGTACTAGAAAACATACAGAAGTTTAAGAATAGCAAGACGAAAGAAGTATATGAAAAACAAAAGCAAGAACTCTACACGTACCTGAATGAAACACTCAACCTCAACGTGAAGGATCGTGATACCATCATGTTTGAGTTTAACAACACTAAAAATTTGAATGGAATGAAACGAAAGGCGAACGCGTTGAAGAAGACTCGAGCCAGTGAAAAGATCGTCACGGATCGCAAAAAACTCGAAGAACTCTTAAAGTCCATGAATCTCTCACAAGAGAATAAGTCGAACATTCTTAAGAGGTTCGATAACGCACCCGGAAATCTGGAATCATTCGAAGCGAATGCGAAATCGTTGATTGAGCAGCGGAAGAATGAGACACGGTCGAAAGAGCGTGATTCGCTCATGAACTATATGAACACGTTGGGTCTTTCGAGTCAAAACAAAAACATGATCGTCGGGTTTTTTAATCAGTCACCCAACAAGACACTCGAGTCTGCGAAGAATAACGCGTCGTCTACGAAGAAGACACGGGATCAAGAAAAATTGGAAAACGCACTGAAAAACTTACCAAACATTTCGGAAACAAATAAGAATAAGCTACGCACGAATCTCGGGTCGGGTACGGCTGTCAATACCGTGGTCAACTCTGCGAAGCGTATGAATGCGAACGCGAAAGTGACGAAATCTGCGAAACAATCCACAGTGAACTACATTCTATCTAAGAATCTGGGTGATGATGGAAACAAACTCATCAAGAATTTCAACGCTGGTCTGTTGACGGCGAACAGGGTCAAGGAAGAAGCGAATAAAAAGAGGGTTTCGTTGAACGCCCAGCTCGTATCGGACAAGAAGAACAAACTACGAACGTTCATGAAAAACACACTTCTCTCGAACAAAGAAAAGAACAGGTTCATCGATCGGGTCAAACTCGATACGAACCTGGGTAACCTCGAGAAAGACATTAAACGAATTGACACGAATCTCAAAACCAAGCGTGACACGTTCGCGGGTAAGCGAGCTGAATTGCAGGCGGTACTTGACGGTCTCACGGATCTGAATGCGACACAAAAGAGACAATTCATGAATCAGGTTAAGAATGTCGATACTGACATCGAACCGATCAAGAGAAAGGCGAAATCCATCGATCAGGCCAAGAAACGGGGTAAGGTGAAGCGGCGCAAGCGTGCGAAACCCACGGAAGAGAACAACTTCAACGCGACCAAGGCACTCAACATACTCAACAAACAGCGTGAAGGTGAAGTGAAACGCCGTGAGCGAGCCGTGGCGAAGAAAAACAACGACTTTAACGCCGGTAAGGCTATGAACAACATTAACCGTATGGCTAGGCGACAGAGTGTGCTTAATGAAATTTCCAAACATACCAATAAACGAATCACAAAGTTTAAGGGTCGTGCCGGAAATCCATTTAGAACTGCGGAAGAGTATAATCGGATTGCCAACAATGTCAGGAAAATGGTCGCAGTCGTCGAGGCGGAAAAGGCGGAAAAGTCGGGGAAGAATCGAGAAGCACTCAAAAAATTACTGAAATCTACGAAAACAAACAAGAAACAATCGAATGAATACATAAACGCATTTGAAAAGGGTCAGAAGACATTCAAAGAACTCAAGGAGAACATCACCATGAAAGCTAGGAGAAACGCTCTGGTTCGAAAGCTCGATAAGAAGCCTGTAAAGAATGAGAATGAAAACGAGGCGATGGAAGCTTCGAGATTGTTCAACGCTGGTGGTGGGGTGAAGAATCTCACCCGGGGTAAGGATGCACGCGACGTGAACAAAAACGTTCTCGAAAGGACTCGCAAACTCGTCGGGTTTGGTATCGCTGGTAAGTCTCGTGAGAAGTTCCTGGTGCGTGGTCGCGGCATGCAAAACACACAACCCCTCGTGAAAGAACTCGATGAGCGCTTAGCTTTGATCAACCGAGTGAAAAACCTTCCCGACAGAAAGGCTCTCGAAAAGGTGATTCGGAACGCTGACACTACTATTAACAGGGTTCGCGAAGCCGTGAAGACGAGTCAAAATAAGAACATCGCGAATGCTTCAAAGTCCTTAGTCGCCGGTGCGATCGGTAAGATTCAGGCAAAAGAGAACAAGAACATCGCGAATGCCTCCAAGGCGCTCGTCGCTGGTGCGATCAGTAATTTGAAAAGGAAAAACGCAGCTGCTACGAAAATTCAAGCTGGATTCCGTGGGAAGAAGGGTCGTAACCAGGCTCGACGAGCTCTGTTGAACAAGGCACCCGTGGCTGAGACATTTGTTCCTGAACCGAAAATGACTAACAACCCACTCTTTAACGTTAAACCTTCGTTCAGAGCTCTTGTTCAGAAAAACAAGGAACGGCGTGTCGTCAATGCGGTAAAATTGGCTGCGAAAAAGACCGCACTCTCCCGCGCTTCTGGCTCCGAGCGTGTCAAAATGGCGAGAAACCTCGCACCTGCTAAGCAAGAGAATGTCAAGAAGGTTGCAAATGCGATCAAGATATTCAATCGTCAGAGTGCCATAAGCGCAGTGAACCGCCTGAAGAAGCTCAGTTTAGCTGAGAAGACCAGGTTCAAGGGGCAAATTAGTGGTGCTAGCACAAAGGAACGTGTCAAGGAAATTGAGACGAGTGCGATCAGGGAAGATGCCCGCAAGAAGGCTGAGGAGAATAAGAAGAAGGAAGATGAACGTAAGAAAAGGGCTGATGCGGAAGCTGAGCGAGTACGAAAGCTGGAAGTGAAGAAGGCCACGCGCGCTGCGGCTGAGAGAGCTGCCATTTCCGCGAAGAAGATGCTCACCGAGACTGAAAAGATGAAGGCGAAAGCTGCGGAGAATAAAAAGTTCAACGACAGACTCGCCGAAAAGAGGCGACTTTTGAGAGAAAGAGAAGCTAAGTCGGAACCCAAGAAGCGAAAATCTAAGAAAAAACAATGAACATCGACGACGATTGTACCGTGGTGACAGATATGCCCCTCAGTGACGAAGTCGCCGACTTTATTGAACAGGGTCTCCACCGAGATATGTCCAAGGAGGATGTAGAGGACTGGTGTGACCAAAATTTAGAGAATGTCGCAGCCATTTATGAGAAGTATCGGGGTACATACTTGTCATATGGACAGGCGGACATGACCCTCTTTTTTGCACAGACTATCTATGAGAGAGACGATGCCCGTGAGATGATTAGCCAATTTGTAGGTTTTCAATAATTAAAGAAATAATGTGCCTATAACCTAATGGAAAATTGTGATGTCTGCTGTGAAAAGTTGAACAAGATAAATCACAAAAAAGTTAAGTGTCCTTTTTGTGATTTAACGAGTTGTAGATCCTGTTCCCAGAGATACATTTTAGAATCTTTCCAAGATCCACATTGTATGGGTTGTAAGACTTTGTGGAATCGTGAGTTTGTGGATTCGTTCTGTACCAAGTATTTTAGGAATACTGATTTGAGAAGACACCGTGAGAATGTTTTATTTGAGAGAGAAAAGGCACTCATACCTGAGACGCAACCAGAAGTTGAACGTATCATACAGATGCGAAGACTTCGTCGTATCATTCGAAAGCAAAAGGAAGAACTGATTGAACTCCATCATCGATACGGTACGTTCGAATACGAGCAACCTTTACCGAATGATATTCATGTTCTTTATCGAGATATGGAAAACACATATAGACATCTCGAGCAGCTTCGAATGAACGGATCAACCCTTGATAACGAACCGAGGCGTTTCGTGCGTCAGTGCCCAGTTGAAGAATGTAAGGGCTTTCTCAATGAGGAATGGTATTGTGGATTGTGCGAACATTCATATTGTAAGGACTGTAACGAACCACTGACACCCGAACACGAATGTGACCCCGAGACTGTCAAGACTATGAAACTTTTAAACAGAGATAGTAAGTCTTGTCCAAAGTGTGGGACGGTCATTCACAAGACGAGTGGTTGTGCACAGATGTGGTGCATTTCGTGTCACACCGCATTCAATTGGCGCACTGGTGAAATTGAAACTGGTCGGATACACAACCCACATTTCATAGAGTTTAAGAAGAAAACGATGATGTCTCGGGAGCATGGAGACATCCCATGTGGTGGTGTACCTTCATTCAGAGAACTTCGAGAAATTGGTGCCACGAATGAAATACTCCAATACGCGATGGTCGTGCATCAAGTAGAACGTGAAAACATGTATTTGGATCTACGACCATTTGATAATACACAGATGCGAATTGCTTATATGTTGAATGATATTACAGAACAGGATTTCAAACATTTTTTACAGCGACAGGAAAAATATACGGATAAATCCAGGGATCTATCGAACATTTTCGAAATGATGGCCAACACGGGTGGGGACTTGTTGAGACAGTACGTGATAGACCCTGGACGACATGACGAAATCGTAGATCTTTTACAGAAAATCGTAGACTATGGAAATGATATTTTTGAATCGATTCGAAAACGATACAATTGTCGACTCCCCAGAAATATTTATGTGTGAGTATTCTAAGATGATACTCATATTATTTCTGATTTTGATTGTCGTGTACTTGTTACCCATGTATCCAAAACCCCGAGTCTACCACGATTTTATAACACCCGAAGAGCGGCGACACATCATTCAGAAATGTGAGAAGAATCTCGAACCATCTTTGGTTTCAGAGGAACGTCGCATAGATGAAAAGATGCGCAAGAGTGAAACAGCGTGGCTTGGTCGGGGTGATCCTGTAGTGGATGCTATCATAAAGCGGTGTCTCAAAAATACGGACCGCCCAATCGTAAACTGTGAAAGACTTCAAGTTCTTCGATACAAACCGGGTGGATTTTACGAACCTCATCAAGATGTGATCGAGGGGGACAAGAATCCAAGAATGTACACGTTCATTTTGGCTCTCAACGATGACTACGAAGGTGGTGAGACTGTATTCCCAAATCTGAACAAAGCGTACAAACTCAAGGCGGGTGACGCCCTCTTTTTCGACACACTCGACAACTACGAGATGGAAACGTCCAAGGCTTTACACGGTGGGAATCCTGTAAAGTCTGGTGAAAAGTGGATATGTAACTTATGGGTCCGAAAGTATCCATACACTACCTAGTTTTGTATCTTTTCGCATACGTTTCCTTTGCTTCAAAATGATTGATCATTTATACCCCGAAACTTTAATATCATCTGATTATAGATGGATCTTCCCACATATGTATACAGTCAGATGACACCAGAAGAAAAACAGATTATCACCCGAGAAATCACACACCCAATTGTCATACGCGGGTTATACCAACCCAAAGCACGGAAGTTGTCATTTGAAAATGTTATTAAAATGTTCGGTCACATGGAACTCCCCGCTGAACTATATGATACACCCGAAACGGACACAACCACAGCTATTATGGGGACGATGTCCATTCCAAATCTCATCGCACACTGGAAAAAGAAACGACCACCTTCCATCTACTGTGCAGAAGTCGATCTTTTTGAACAACGAGTATCCAAAAGTCTACTTGAGACGTTACGTAACCCGAACACAAGTGACAGGAAGGTTGAAGCCTTGATGTTGTATCTAGGAAACGGTCATTCGAGTGGGTTACATTTGCACGTAAACTCCGATTTCATACTCAACCAACTATATGGTTCGAAAACGGTGTACATATTTGATAATTACGACAATCCCGATATTCATAAAAACAGTGTATTCGCTGTAGGTAAATCCAATTTTGCGAAGGAGGACTTTTTCAAGATGGACCATAGCAAAATGAAAATATACAAAGTGACGTTACAACCCGGTGATAGTTTGATGATTCCGCCTTGGTCATGGCACGCCACACAGGGACACGGAATCAACATGTCCATCACACAAATATTTGAACGTAAAAATCTTTGGTATCTTCTCAAAAATCCAAATTTGATTCTTGATTATTATTCGGATGAATACATGACACAATTGATCGTGTTACTCGTCATACTTTTCATAGTCATGTATTTTAAGCGTCGATATCACCGCGCTCGATGAGCTTCTTGCGGTTCGCCATATGAAGGTCCTGGACGAGGGCCTTGTTTTCCGCACCATATGGCACAGCGTACCCCTCATCACACAACCACTTGTTGACATTGGTCCAAATACCTTCCTCACACACCCAAACCTCGGCGAGTACACGACCAAACTTACCCCTCGAATCCGCCTCGGGGCATCTGAGTTCGATCTCGATATCATCCTTCTCAGATGCGACCGCCTTTAGACACCACTCCTTGAGCTTCTTCTTCGAGAGGAGACCAAACTTCTTCTCCTCCTTGTCCGACGTACGAGACTCTGGGGTATCGATGCCGAGGAGACGGACACGTTGCTTCGTACAGACATCGAAACCGAGATCGATGTTGACATCGATGGTGTCACCGTCGACCACCTTCTCGAGGGAGGAGACACGATACTTGAAGTTACAGGGTTCGACGTTGTAAGAAGACATTTCTATTCACAAGACACTTAAAATCTTTATGCTACGTTAAGTTATGAAATGTATCGCAACCTTTTCCGAAAATAATTTGTACAAAATCAAATTGGCAAAGACTCGTAAGAATGTTCTTGAAGGTATGTACAGACGACCGAGTATCGTGGAGGTGCGTCCGATTAGAGAAAATCTGAGACTTCGTTTACGCTTCACTGAAGCGATAAAAGAAGCACAGGAAATATGCGAAGATAACATAGAGTCCCAGGAGTGTCACTGGGCATGGTACGAGGTGGATGAATTGGAGGATTCCCTCATGCGTCAATGATGACCGTAGGTGGTTCGTCGTCGTCGTATCCATAGAATTTGATAGAAACGCCGTAGAGTTCATTGAG